CCAAAAATCTGTATCTAATTCTATGTTAATATTCTCTAGGTTAGTAGATATAATATCCATTAACTCTACAGTATAAGCTCCAACAAATTGGTTAAATATAAAACTAGCATCTGTTTCTGCTATAGACCATTTTTTAGTAGCATAGTTATAAATAATAATTCTATCGCAAACACCTGTAGTATTGTTTAAGTTATTTACTGATGGATAAAGCCACATAGCAAGTTGATTAAAAGGATCAACAGCTGCTACTATTCTATCTAAATATGCTTTATTAACATCAAGGTCAAAAAATCTATTTACTTTTTCTGCACCTATTGAAACTACATTATCACCTTGTATTTCGTAGAATCCATCATCAGCATAAAAGAATACTCGTCTATTATCTTGTGCTACAGTCTTACCATATACAGCTCCTCTATTAGGAGATATTACTGATAATCTAAATACAGTTGATCCACCAACATAATCCATACGAATAATTTGGTTTTGTCTAAATACATAGCCATACTCACCTGAAGTTATAGCTACAATTTCACCACCTGATCCTGGAAGATCTTGTTGATCAGATTGTTTAGTTCCTGATAACCAAGTTGTAATATCATTAATACCTGACCATTGGATTCTATTTTGATTTGATGTTTGGTTACCTGTTACTAAGAAATCTCTTATAACTCCTGAAACTCTAAATGTTGGAACAGTACCTGCTGTTTGTATTGCTGACAGATTAGCAAAGTTAGTTGATGTTCCCATTAAATAATATTGAGGTGCATCTACACCATTACTTGCTATAACATAATTACCAAATTGTGTGAATGTCCAAAAATCTGTATTAGTTCCTGAAAGAGATCCTTTACGTGATGTAAAAGCTCCACCACTTAATTGGTAAATATCTGTATTCTTTGCAACAAAATTAAATACAGCTCCTGCATTATTTCTAAATGATCCTCCACCTCTAGCATCAGCTGCTATATTATTAGAGCTATAGTTTACTAAAGAAGGAAATCTTTTATAAGAGTTTAATGCATAGTATACATTTGTTGCTACGTTAGCACCTGGATTCAAGTGTTTAGGTTGATCAGGTAACCATTCGCCAAAAGGTATTTGCATTATTTTCTCCTATAGAATGATAGATCTGTACTTACATCTGTTCTTTGAACAACAGGTGCAGATCCATATGAATCTTGTTTGTCATTATTTTCACATCTTTCAAGAGATGCTGAATACATACCTAACCATTGTTGCGTTTGGTTAGGGTCGATCCCACCGATAAAATTACTGGCATGATATAAGGCCCCATATAAATAAACAGATGGATGACTTGCCAAAATATAATTAGAGGTATTGCTATCAGACAAAGCAGTAAAAGCTTTATAATATTGTAGCTTACCAGTATAACTCGTATCAGGTTGGGGTGCGAATCTAAAACTTTCAGTACCATTATCTGACTCTATAGTATACGTTCTAGGCATACCTGAAGTCGAACCTCCTTTTATTTCAAACATATTACCTGGAGTTATATATTCCAAATGATATTTAGTACTAGCTGATAATATATGAAATGATCTTACAGCTATAAAACCTGTTGGTACAGTTACTAATTCTGCATCAAGAGTAAGATCATCATTCTGTTCCATTTGTCTTATACGTAACTTAGCATTAAAATCAGCTTCAGTAAGTTTTATAAAATCATCTTGTATTTCAGTTGTAAGATCTGATCTGTTTAAAAAATTTGCTATTGATGATTTAAGTTCTGTGTATGTTGATAATGCCATTACATTTTTCCTGATGCTGTTCTAAAGTAACGATACTCGCTACTATTTAGTTTTAACTTTAAAATTTTTGTTCTTTCTACTTTTGGTATTTGCCACCAATTATTAGTTCCATTATATTCTTTAGCCCATATTTCTAAAATCATAGTTGGAATACTAGCTATACGTTTAATATCTTTTGTATCAGAATAACCATCATTAAGATTATATAATCTTTTATTCTTTTGAAGAATAGGATTAACATCTTGTGATCTTTTTACTGTTATTTTTCCGTTAGGTTCTACGAAATATTTAGTTCCGTCAGATTCCTGGTCTCTTAATATAGACATTATTCACTTAATGTAGTTACGTAAACATTGGCAGAACCAATGGCAGCTAATTTTTCTCCAGGTGAAACTTTAAAATATTCATAACTTTTTGCTTCTAAAAATATTTTAGATGCTGTTGAAGTTGGATTAACTCCAAATTCTATATGAACATCTGCATCAGATATTACTCTAACGTATTCTATGTTAGCTTCAAAAGCAGCAGTCTGTGAAGATGTACCATCTGAAGCAAGTTTTATAGTTGTAACTGGTCTCATTGCTATATGCATTTGTATTTCCTTTATTTGATTATTAGGGGAGATTGCTCTCCCCAATATTAATTTATTATCTTCTTACTACTAATGTAACAAGACACTTCTTAGTGCCAGTAGATCCACCATCTGTAATGATTTCAATAGTGCCATCTTCAAGTACATCGTTAGCTGCTGTAGGTGCAGACGAATCTACAGTTCCAGCTGCTGAACCTGAATGTGCAACAGTTATTGCAGATCCTGTCATAGCAGTTCCACCGATTTCAAAAGTTAATGCAGCATTCGCATTTGTTATTGCACCTTGTAAAGCAGTAATAATTTTTATTACTTTTCCACCATCAGGTACTGCAACAAATGTAGATGAAGCTGTACTAATATCTTCTATTTCGGCTTGTATAAAATAGTCGTTTAATGTTCTCATGTTTTCTCCTTTGTATGTTCCGTATTATTGACCTCTTAATACTTCATATTTGGGTTTGATACAAGGGGAGTAGTTTGAGGTTACTCCCCTATGTATTTATAAATTATGATGTTGTTAAGTCGAATACTCCACCTGAAGCACCTTCATTTCTAGAGATCAAAGTAAGTTCAGCTAATAGCTGTCTTTTTTCTGAGTCACCAGTTTTAGAAAGTTCATGCATTGTGAAGTCTCTTAAGAACCCTACAGACCAATAGTCCATATCTAGAACTAAAGCATCTCTATCTCTAGAGAATCTGTTTGGTACTACTTCTAAATCACCAAAGTCAGAAGAATATACATCTATTGAAGTGTATAAAGTTTTATCTTCTGAAGCATCGAATCTAGTAGATCCACCAGTAAATCCTGAGATTTTCTGTTTGTTGAATGGGCCTACCATGATTACAGATGGGTTACCACCTGAGTTCCATGTTCCTTTGATAACTTCTTTCAACATAGATTCAGTTAAAGCTCTTTGTGTACCATCGTTTCTAGCATCAGATCCATCAGCTGCAGTAGGAGAAGTTCCAGATGCACCTAGTGAATCGTTAGTAGCAATCCAAGCACCTATAGAAGCAAATGTTCTTGCAGTCGTTGCATTTCCAGCTGCTCTTACTTGGTTAGTTAATAAAGTAGACTCGATGTCTCTTTTTAACTCTTTGGATTTTTTTGCTATTTGGTATGCAAGTTCACTTGCTCTACCAGCTTTATCTACAGCTTCTTGTGTACCAGTAATTACTACAGTCTTATCCATGATCTGTGTGTAGTTACCAATTCTAACTGTTGCTGTTGATGCATCTAGAGTAGCTTCATCGCCTTCAATAACAGCATTATTAGTTGCTGCAGAGGCTAAACTATCTGTTTGCCATTCGTGGAAAGTGTTTTTTACCTGCTCTCTCGCAGCTGCACTCATGAAAGGAGTTTCAGTTGGAGAAATTGAGTAAATAACATCTTGTAGATCTTCTCTAATACCTACTGCATCGTATGTATCAAAGGTGTTTGTTGGTTGTGCCATGTTATTTTCCTATTTGTTTTTTGAGATTATTTCAAGAATAGCAGAATGAGCATCGTTCAGTTTACCTGACTTTCTCAATCTACCAATTTTTTGTTTAACAGTAGCACGTTTAGAATCCTCCATCTTAGGAGTTCCTGATTTAATTACTCTAGGAGCTGTAGTAACTTTTTTATTAGTTACTGGTGCTGCCTTCGAGGCTCTATATCCCATTGCATCTCTTAGAACCATAAGGAATCTATGATCTGCTAATGAACCAATTTCTTGCTCATTAAATCCATATTCAGATAAAGATTGCTTCATCTGATTTTTGAAAGTAACTGCTTTATTTGGATCACTATATTCAGGGATCTTAGTTGCTGCCAAAGTTTTTTGTTCTTCTATGTATTGATTATACTGCTGAGCTTTTAGTGCTTCACTTTGAGATCTTAATTTATTAAAAGATTCTCTTTGTTGACGCATTTCAAAATCTATCTTAGCAGCATTCGCAGGATCTTCGTCATACATCTTTTTGAGATCTGCATCGTTAGAAGGTTGACTGATATAGTTACTGGCCATGCCAATTAAATCATTCAATTCTTTTAGCTTACTGTCATACGTTTGACTAAGGCTCATTCTTTGATCATCAAGTGTTTTCTTATCTTGGGATAAAGCATGTGTCTTTTGTCGATAATCTGAGTCTCTTGAATAACCTGATTTCAATTCGTCCAAGCTGACCTCTAACTCTTGACCTTGTACTTTGACTCGGTGGAGTGAAGGTTCTTGTTCTTCTTGTTGTTCGGTTTGTTCTGTCTCAGTTATTTCAGAGCTTTCAGTTTCAGGTTTAGCTTCCTCAGTCTCGGATTTGCTAACTTCTTCAACAACATCAGGTGCAGTTTCTTGAACTGGTTTTTCCTGTGTTTGCTCTTGTGGTTCTGTCTGTTTTTTCTCAGGTTCTGATTGTCCTTCTTGAGGATTCAGTAGTCCTGTTATTTTATCAGCAGCACCTTTTATAGTTTTATCTACTTGCATAGATTCTCCTTTTAGGTTGATCGCTTCCTGGATTGGATTAGCGAAATAGACTTCTAATTACTTAGTTAAGTCTTGTAGTTGTTCTAGCTCTTTGGAGGCTAGTTTTCCTTCATTCATCACAGACTCAAGATGTCCTTTGATTTTGTCGACCATATTATAGGCCATCCAAAGAACTTGTCTTTGATCGTGATCTTTATAAGACGTGTTAAATATTTCCTCTTTGTATCGAGTCTTTAAATAACTAATCGCCTCTTTCATCAGGGGTTCGTCCAGTATTAACTGGGCCTTTGTTCCCTGCGAAATCTGTTTTGTTAGATCCTTTGTCATTAAAAAATGTTTTTTGACCTTTCATTATTTCTTTAAATAAATCACCTGATTGTTTTACTTGTTGTGTTTCTACCACAGATCGGTTCTTCATTTCAAGCTCATTTATTTTAGTACCATATTTAAGTTCCATCTCTTTAACTCTTAGTTCAAAATCTAGCATACTTTGTCTTAATTCAGCTTCTAGTTTTTTCATTTGTACTTCAGCATCTAGAGATTTTCTTTGATTTTCACCTTGTACTTGAGCTAATGATACCTTTTCAAATTCTGTTGGTGGTTTAGGAGGAAGTGGTGGCATTTGTGCTGCACCTACTTCAGGATCCATAAAGAATGGTTCTACACTTCCAAGACCTGCATTCTCTACAAGTTTTTGTAATGTGGAATATATATTTTTAAGATTAACTACTGGGCCATATACATTCTGTTGTAATTGTATTGCTTGTAGTTGTCTTTGTAAAATACCATTAAGAAGTATAAGTTGTTGTTCTTTAGAACCTGTACCTAATCCTACTTTAACAGATAAGTTAACTCTATTTCTCCATTCGTATGGAGCCATAGGTACAAACTCACCTCTAATTCTAACTAATTTTTCTTTTTGTTGATACTTGCAAAGTAATTCAAATATCTTAATTCCTAAATCTTTAACACCAGTCTCTGCAAAAGTTCTAGCAATCAATTCCATTCTCATTTGAGATTGAGTTAAAACCTGGTTCATGCCAGTTGCAGTATCTGTATTAAGTGAATCTGTTTGTAAACCTTGTGAAGATTTTGTAACACCTGATCGTGCTTCTCTTACTGAATCTAAATAGTTTAATAATCCTGAAGCTTGTTCTGTAATAGGTTGAGCTGCCATGACTTGCATAACATTAGCAGGTGGTTGTTTAGTTCTTACAATACCTCCTGGACGATTTGTTAAAAGATCATCCATAGCTACTTGACCATCTTGAATAGCAATTCTATTATTATTAGTTAGATACATATTATCTAACATTTGTCTCATAACAGTAGATTTAATTAATTGTATATCCTCTATAAGTTCAGAAACAGATCTACCATAAAATCTGTGAGGCATAATAATTGGAGTCATTGAAACAAAAGGAATTGAATCAACTTCTGTCATATCTAATATTTTATAAGATCCATTACCTGCTAAGCAGACTTTCATTAATTCTGATTTACCATCACCATTAACATCTAATCTTACATAACATTCATGTACTAATATTTCATCAGAAGAACTATCACCTCTATCTTGTGGTGAAGAAAAATCTGTATCTTGGTATCTTACTTGTCTATCTTCTAAATAATCTTCTGAATTACCAGTAGGTAGATCATAAACCATATCTTTATCATAACCCATTTCTACTAATAAAGTTCTAGTCATACTTACTCTATGACAAACGAAGTTAGCAGACTCGATAGATTTAGCTCTACGTTCTATTAAAAATTCTTCAGGTGGAATAGGATCAATCTTAACTTGTCCATATTTTTGTGTCTTATGAATAACGACATCATGAAATGTTACTGTATCAATAATCTTATCATTATTATCTTTAAATTCTTCATCGTATTCTTGATGTTCTGATTCTGTAACTTCATCATCTGCAAGTAATAAATTATACTCATCATCTGTTAATTTTTTATATTCTTCTCTTGTAGTTTTTTCAGAGTCATCCCAATAAACTTTTAAGATACCATTCTTTTGTACTAAGGCATCTTTGAATGCTGTATACAATGCAGAAAAACCTCTGTTCTCTTTATAGAAAACATGGTTAATATAATCACTAGCTTGTTTAGCTACCTTCTCATCTTCAGGCCCAGCAGGTTCACAATGAAATACATTATCTCCAGCTGTAAAAATTTTCATTAAAGAAGGCATTAAAGATTCGATCGTATCAGATACATCTGTACTTACGACTTGAGATCTTCCTTCTTGTTCATTACCAAAAGGTTTACCTAAATAATATTCTAAAGACTTACGTCTACGAGATACTATTTCACCACCGATATAACCTGATGATGATCTTAGTTCTCTATTTAATATTGCTACAATTTCATTTTCTGTCATACTATATATTTATAATCCACATTTATTGGTCTTTGCCAGTCTGATGTATCAATAGGATCATGTACGCATCCATATCTAAACGCATCTGATGCGTGTGAACACCAATCGTGCAAAGGTTTATTTTTAAAAACTTGGTTCTTCTCATCCCATTGTTTACGATATTGACGTAATGCATCTAAACCCAATTTGCATTTTTCTCTATCGAACCAACAATGTGGTAAAGCATTCCTAACAGATTCTATACCATGATCAACCTCTAATTTAGCACAAACTTCAAAGTCTATTCCTAAATCGTTAGCAACTTCTAATCTAGATTTTCCTGTTCCTAATTCCCTAGCTTGTATATCATGAGGTGCTATATGTCTTTCGTAGTTATAGTTCTTATCTTCTAAGACTTCTGCGTAGTGAGCTAAAGACTCACCTGAGTTCTCATAATAATCTATAAGGTGTATTTCTTCACCTATTCTTTGTGCAAACCAAATAGCTGTTGAATCCCCTATACCTAAATCCCACCATGTCTCGACACCTACGTGTTCTTCGACTGGAATACTCCCAATTCTCTTTTCATTATCAGCTTTGGTAACTAATTTTCCAAAATAACTACCACTTACAGCAGCAGTAAAAGAACATTCAAACTCTTGGTTATATTGTTCTTCAGTCATTATGGACTGTGCATCTTTTAATTCTTCGTCAGGAACTACATTGGTTTCAGAAGCTCTATACATTTTTGCAAACCAATTCTTTTGTCCTCGTTGTGCAAAATCATATACTTCCCAAAATTGATTATGACCCATTGGTGTTCCAATAAACATAACCCATCCCATTGTATCAGCTACTGCTGGACGTATAATTTCTGTCCAGGTTCTTGGTGCCATGATAGCAAATTCGTCCATCACAACTCCATGATAACCCATACCTCTAAGTGAATCAGGATGATCGGCTCCAAATATTTGTAGAGTAGATCCGTTAAATAATTCTATTTTTAATTCTGTTTCGTTTTTATTACCACCTAAATACATTAGTGGTTTTGTATAAATTTTTAAATATTCCCAAGCAATAGATTTACCTTGTCTATATGTTGGAGCTATAAATGCACACTTCTGATTATTTTTTTTTATAGCTGTTCTAATTAATTCGTTAATAGCTAATACTGACTTACCAAATCTACGATGGCATACTAGCACATTAAATCTTTTAAGACTGTTATGTACTTCTCTTTGTAAAGGACGAGGTGTGTAAGGAATAACTATATCTTTAGTTTCCTCTTTACTCGTCTCCCCACTTAATATTGATTTTGATTGGGCCATCTGATCCAAGTTTTGTAACTGTCGTAGCTAATTTTGAGTGAACGTAAGGTGCAGCTTTCTCGGCTGCCATCATCTTTCTTTCAGGAGATGACATAGGATTATTGAGTACTGCTAATAAGTAATCTAATGGAGAATGATTGTACTTGATTGCTAAATCATCAAGCATCTTCCATTTCTTAGCACAAGTAGATCCTTTCGGTCTACCAGCTCCTTCTCTTTTTCCACCACGTGTTGTCATTATATAACAAATCTTCCTCGTTTATCGAACGATCTTCTTAAAGGTTTATTTGGTACTACTTTAGCACCAGCTTTTTTAATAGCTTTGGTTGCAACTACAGCACCTGTTAATCCTAAAGACAAAGGAGATAACGCAGCTCTAGCTGTAAGCTTTAAGCCTTTTTTAATTAAACCAGCTTCAGGCTTATTAGCCTTTTTAAACATTTTTGGATTTACTTTTTTTCTTCCAAAAGCTTGTTTATGTGTTCTTACACCTTCTCCTGGAATTATTTGTAGATCTTTCATTTAGTATCTTTTTTTAACTTTCTTATTTATTTTTTTTGCGTATTTTTTTGCAGCACTTTTTCCCTTTTTGCTGTAAGCAAACTTCTTTTTTCCTACCATTGGCATAGTTGTTTCCTTTTTCTATTTGTTCTATTAAGTTGTTGAATGATTCAATAATTTTATCGAAGCATTTCTGTAACATATTATATAATTACAGCTATAACAAGTACAACTGCCACAGCGATTACTGCTTTTTTATGGTCTTTCCAATAATGTTCAAGCATATGTTTCATATTTTCTCCTTATTTTTGTAATAACCCTTGCATCCTAATATCTCGTTGAGATGCCATTCGGTTATTCGGTTGTCCTTTACCCATTTGGGCCATTTGAGGATTATTTTGAGGCATCTGATCTTGTAACAAACCCCTCTGTCTTTCAACTTCAGGCATAAGCTTAGCTTTGATTATAGTCTGTAGTTGTTGAGCATCGTCTTTCGACAAGTTCATTATATCGTCTGCTAGTTTTTCTAATCTATTTGCCATATTATTTTTTTCTGTTACTTAAGACAGATTCAAATTTTTTATCTTTAATTGATTTTAAAAATTCTTTGTCTGACTTATTTATTACTAATAAATTCGCACCTGATTTACTACGTTGTACTGCTACAGCTTTAAATTTAGGAGCTACGTTAATTTGAAATGCTCCTTTTATTTTAGATTTTCTACCTAACACATAAGCACTACCAACTCCAATAGCACCTTTTTGTGTAGTTTTTCTTTCTGCTCGTTTTGAGCCTACTTGATAACTACCTACAGCTCCAGCACCAGCTCCTGCTGCTAAAACAGCAGTTTTGTTTTTCTTAACAAATTGAGATGTTTTATAAGATCCTTTTCTTATAGCTGTTTGCATTTTAGCTCTAGCACCAAGCACACTTTCAGGTGTAGGTGTCATCTTTGATTTTAATTTTTTAGCTGCACCTTTGGCTTTAGATCCTATTGATTTTGCTCTAGAAGCAAATTTTGCCCATTGTATCATCGTCCTTGTCCTCTATATCGTTTTTTGTTTGGAACCCTCTTAGAATGGCTCTTTGCGTGTCTGAGAGGCCTTTTCTTAGGGGTTGTCTTATGATAGTTACTAACTCCGTATAGTCCTTTTTTAGCCATTAGTCATCTAGGATGTCATTAATAAATGACGTACCTAAAACTGCACTTGTAACTTTACGTTTAGTGCTAGATCCTAATGTAGCTGCGTATGCAGATCTATAACCTTTATTTACTTTGTCGGTAACACCTGATGCTATTTTAGAAGCTTTACCTGCTGGCAACTTGCTTTTAAATTTATCAACAGATGGCTTTACTATTTTTTTGATTTTGCCTGGTCGCAGTTTTTTTGCGATGTTATAGCCAAATCTTGCTAGTGATGCGTACATGTGTACTCCTGTTATTGTTGTTTATAATGATTCTAAGGTATAAAACCCCCCCTAGTCCTAGAGCTGTTACTAACCTCCCTATATATTATTATACATCATACTACATATCGCTTGGGGTAACTTTAAAACCCCTTGTTCTAACCTGAGCTGTTAAGCTCAGAACAAGTATATGTTTGTTGTATAAAAATTATAGTTACATTCGTCTACGAGCTGTGTTCACTTGTGAACAAGCTCTCGACTGAGTTTGTTTATGGATAAAGATATTCGGCTATCTAAGGTACTTTGACTTACAAATCATTGATACCTTGATTGTCGGATATGATTAATCCACTTATCAATACTAACTAAAGGGAGAATCTGAAATGAATAAGGTACATGGAAAGAAGCCTAATCAGCTAGTTTTAGACTATAAGATCAGTCATCTAGATATAATTCCTACACCTAGTAAGCTAACAGTAGATCAGGTGTTTAAGAAGTATATACGTAGATATAACACATATGCAAAGAAAGGAGTTATATAATGGAGATACTAATAGGTATTGTTCTAGTTCTTTTAGCATTTAAACTAATTGCTGAATTAGCTGGGTTTTTTATAGGTATGTTCGTAGGAGCTAAGATAGCAAAGATGGACATATTCAATGAAGATAAAGACAAGGACAAGTAGTATGAGGATATACATGCTATTTGTTTTAGTCATGATTGTAATAATAATAATATAGGAGAATATATGAGCTATGAAGTAATGTTTTATAATTTAGCATTTTGCTTAATTGTATATGTTCTATTAAAACTAGGAGGTGTATTATGAATATGGTACTTACAGCAATAGGTTTACTACTTGTTGTTGTGTCAGTAGAAATGCACCCTGATTTAATAAGAATGGAATTAGCGATGCTGATGTCAATTATCGGAGTGATACTTGTGTATACTCCACTAATCAACGAAAGGAAAGACGATGACGACAAAAACAGAGACAGATACTAAGCAGAAGATCTACAATAATGGTAAGACTTATGCACAAAACATTTCAGATGGTACTTTTATACCAGTAAAACATATTCAGAATCATAAAGAAGTTATGACTGAAGTTGCTGAAATGAAAGCAATGATGTCAAATATTGCTGAGTTATTAGCAAGTTCGAAAGATAAGTAAAGAGTTAGGACTACCCCCACTTCAGTGTGGGGGATAGCCCACAAGAATATATATCTCTTACGTTGACTGAATAATCTTCGGGAAACGTGATAAGGTAGTGTTTATGTAGTTTGTGTTAAACCACAGTTTGGGCTACATGAATATGTATGGGTGATGATACACCAGTTTTCCAAAAACTTCACCCCATTGCATAGCAGTTCTCAGGGTTGCAACTTTGAGACGAATCTGTAGAAATACAGGTGGTTAAAAATCTATGCACGTATGAGATATATATCATAGTCTAGGTTATGCAGCTAGGAACCTCGTGATTGCACCATAGTAAAGTTTGATTATGGTAGCCATACATCCGAGAATACTTAAGCCATATGCCTAGACTAAAAGTTAACAGATGAGGAAGCACTTACGTGCTACAAAAATTATGATGGAACACAGTAGAGTAATATTCAAGAACAGACTACGTGGTAGGAAGATAAGTCTTAAGAGAGGATTAGAGATTATCTACAAGTTACCATTTACAGGATTTATACGTAACGATAAATTTTGGTGGTGGCGAAACAATATTGACTGGATTAAATATTTACCAATAGAGTATCCTAGTCAAGGTATGCTTATGATTGTTAGGTTAAACGTAGATAGTAAAGATCCTAACACTATTAGAGTAGTTACCACCGGTGGTTTCAGTAAGCGAAAGCCACAGGTGCTTAAGAAAATATATGGAAAAACTAACTAGGAGGAATAATGGGATTTGATCTATATGGTAAATCACCAAAAAACAAGAACGGAGAATACTTTAGAAACAACGTATGGTGGTGGAGACCATTATGGGAATACGTATCTATAGAGTGTTCAGATATAATAACTAAAAAAGATATAGAAGGTGGTCATTTTAATGATTGTCATTTAATTACTGAAACTAAAGCTAAACAAATAGCTGATAAGTTATTAGGTTTATGTAAAGATGGTAAACCACAAGCTCAACAAGATTTGTATGAAAAAGATAGTAAGCCTAAAACAAAGTTTAATAAAATGTGTGATGAGGCAGCTAAACATTTATACGACAATATAGTTGATAAACAAGATGGTAAGATCACTTGTCCAGGAGATATGAAAGAACATGATCCTGACAATTACGAAAGATGGTCTCAATTAGCTTCAATGGGTAAGATACAGTTTATACAAACTAATTATCCCTTTGATGCAAATAATGTAAAAGAGTTCGCTGAGTTTTGTAAAGACTCAGGTGGATTCACAATTGGATAGAAAGGATGTCATGACAAAAAAAGGTAGTAGAAAACCAACTAATATATCAATACATAAAGAACTATCTAAGCATTTATTGTTGAATAGAGTTAGATCAGGACTTACACAAGAACAATGTTCTGAGTTAGTAGGTGTAACTTTTCAACAATATCAAAAATGGGAAAAAGGTTCTAATAGAATATTTGCTGAACAGTTAATAGAACTGTGTAGTAAAGCTAAATGGAATATTGAAACATTTACATCACCTGCTGAAGAAGTTCTGTATATGTATAGAGAATCATTACGTGAGTTAGAATATTCTGACAATATGCTAAGTGAAAAAATTGCATTTATCAGAAGAAAGTTCCAAGTGCTAGATGATTTAATGCCATCTATCACATTGGCAGAAAGGGAATAATGAACGCAATGTTAAATATTGTAAAATTTGTAGGTTTTACACTTGGCTCAGTAGTCATACGTAGAACTTACAACTGGTTAACAGAAGATGTAGATCCTGAACCAGGAACAAAAGAGTTCGCAAAGGAGCTACGTGAAACTGAAATAAAATATAAACGATTAAGGAGGAAATATGAATCGTATCGCAAAAGCAACAAGTACATTACTTAAGATTTTGACTATACCTGCTAGAGTTACAGTAGGTCTTATCAAAGCTGTTCAGAAAGAAATGCCTGATCAGATCAAGATGCCTTATGAAATAAGGAAAAAACCAACAGAGGAGAAAAATGATAGAGACTAAATTAACACAGAAAGAAAAAGTTACTAAAAAATATGGTGCAATGGTATCATATTATGCAGAGCTTTTATCTGAGTGTCATAATGCAGTTAGAAAAAATAGTTTGTTAAGTAAATTAGACCCTATGGGTCAAAAGACTTCAGCAACTACATTGTTTATCAGAACGTGTTCAAGAATGGACAAAACTGATGAAACAAAACAGAAAGCAGAGAAACTTATGGATGTAAGTGGAGAGCTTTCAAATCAAAAGATTGCATAACAATTGTTATAGCAATGACCCCTGTATGCTCCCTTGTACAGGGGTTCATTAACCCTGAAAGGATATATGAAACCAATACGTAAAGACGAGCAAGAATACTTACGAACATATATAGGACGTAAGTTTGATAACAGAAGATCTGCACTAGAGTCAGAAAGACAAGTAGATGTAGATCAAGAAGTAGATAAAAATCTTCTTAAGTTTAGAAAAATGTTAAACATAGAAAAACTTATTAAAGATGTTCAGAAAGCTAGTGATGAATACGAAGATTTTGTTACTAACTATGAAGCACGTAAAGCAAATAAAAAGAGTGAGTTATATAAATTAGGTTTAACACTTCAAAAGAAAATGTCTAAATGGCAATCTATTAGAAGATGGGAAAAATCACCTAGTTTTATTACTCATAATACAGAAAGAAATGAGCTACCTGTAGATATGGATGATGCAGTTAAATACATAGCAACTGTATGCGAAGAAGAAACAATTAAAGCTTATGACCGAAGTAAAAAAGGTATAGCTATAAGAAGTTTAGATGCACAAAAAGAAGAAGCAGAAAATGCTTTGTATTCAGGTGGATCTATGGTCGATGTAAGACAATACATACACAACATATTCAATACTGCTGGTATAGCAGATAGAGTAGCAAAGAGTTTGTTGATGTTATCTAAGTAAACAATTAAGTAATGCCCTACTCGTTTGTAGGGCAATTACTACAGAAAGGAACTTATGCAATTAGTAGGATCAAACGAAATAATAATATATTCAGTAGTAGCAATAGACTTCAGCTGGAATGACGATAGTCCAAAACCAAGTATTATAGCAACTTATAATAAACGTGAGGATGCTATTTTAAAAAAAGATCTTTGTAAGAAGATAGCAACAGTAGATCAAAGTAAAGTTCAATACCAAGTGGTATCGATTAATGTAAAGGATAAAAATGAATCACAGAAAACAACTTAGTATAATAGATAAAGCCACTAAAAGAGCTTTAAAAGATGTAGATAAACTGCGTGGTGAATCACCACCTGACTTCATCAAAGAGTTTTTTAAATGGTGTACGTTAGCTAAGAAATATATCAGGGAGGCATTAAATTAATGTTTACACCTGATCCACAAAAACAAAAGAACATAGCTGCTATAGAAAAATTATTGAAAGATAACAATCTAGAGTACGATATAACTTTAGTAACAGATAGTGATATACTTGTTAGTATAGCTGTGATGCCTAAAGACTATGTAGAAGCAGAGGAGATAGAATGAAAAGTAAAACAGTATGGAATGTTATAATATGGAAAGCTAATGGCGATGAGGAATTTAGAGTGTTTGCTCAAAGACCTGATTTCGCTAATATCTATCCATTAATTAATTGTGATATGATAGAGTTTCAAAAAGGTTATCATGAAGATTATGGTACTTTTGAAATGCATTGCGATGAAGAAAGTAAATTAAAATCTACATTTAAGAAAAATAGTAGAGCTACAAAAGCATGGCAAGAATACTTAAAAAGAACTAAACGTATGTCTATGCCAGGCGATTTTATCGCTGGTGATGTAGCAATTTTACAGAAAGTAAAAGAACCAAATGAAAAACAGGAGGTACGTAGTGTCGCTTAAATTAGGTAGTAAAACTTATGCTATTAAACAAGCAGAACAATCTGTTCAGAATCTATTGAAGTCTATCCATTTAATGGAAGAATTAATAGCTATAGCAGCATTAGCTGATAAACATTCACTAGAGTTGCAAAGCTGGATAAAAGAGTATAAATTAGACATAGAGCTGCTTGATGCTCAAATAACGGAGGTAAGAACACATGACTAATAATATACAACAAGCTATGAAAGCTGATTATCTTAAAGTTCTCACAGAGAATAAAAAGATGAAGCAAGAATTAGCTAATCTAAAAAAAGAGGTAGCACATCTAAAAGGTATGATACCTAAAGATGAAGACATAGATCTTGCTATTGGTGGTACTAATAATGAGTAACGAATATACAATAGGATCAGAAGATAAAGTTGCACGTTTAGAAAAACGTGGTAGAGGCTTTAGAAGATTAATTACTGCAATAAACGATTTACCATTATATGGTATTATGGAAGCTACGCATCCAAGTTTAGTACAGGAATTAGAAAGATTTAAAGACTCAGTTAAACTTCTTATTGCAGAAAACAATAGAGAGTTGACTAAATTTTATATTCCTGAAGATTCATCTTATAGGACAGATCCTATGCAAGATGATATAATAAATGAGTACACTAAAAAAGGAGTCTAATGGATTCTAAGACAGCATTTACATTTAAGTTATTAAGTTTAATTAAAAAATGTAAAGAAAAAGGTAAGTTCAATTTGTATACTAAATTAATTAAGAAATACAATATTGATGAAACAAAGCTACAAGAAGCTTATTACGATTAAAAATTCGTTCATGACGAATAGGTAAGTTAGAACCTGTATTGAGATAAATACTAGTTATTAATTTGATCTCGAGCTAAAGGCCTACTACACCCATCAGGGAGACTTGGTGGGTGGAATTAAATACAAAATTCTTTTCTATAGAAAGATAGAAAGTATTGGAACACCGATCATTGATTAAATAAAGAATTGGAGGTGTTTAAATAGTCCAGTCTTAGGGTGATTACCTAAGTAAAAAAATCCAATACTTTTGCTAAATCCAATTTTTAGGTACGCAAAGTACTTCACCAAATTCAATTATATTATCATTAGCATCTTTAGAGTATGTACCAAATGTAATAATATATTCATCTGTTTCTTTATAAATCCAACCTTTGGTTTTAGAAATAGCAGGTTTTAATTTTTCAATATCTTCTAGACTAATCCAACCAGTTTCTGATTGAGCATCGTACCAGGTAAGATGATTTTTAATAGGCTTATAAGGAAAGTCTTTTTGAACTTTCTTTTTTTTAATGTATCGTCTCTGAGCCATGATCAAGAAAATCTATTTGTGTAAATTCATCTAATGTATCATGAGGTACTGTGATACCTTTTTCTTCTAATAATAATTGTAAATGTGTTGAAGAAATAATAGCAAGAGCCATAGAGTCAGCAACGTCTTGTGTAAGATTACAGTCTTGATTTAATAAATATTTAGATACTTTTTTAGCACTCACTTTTTCTATAAAGTGTTCAGAGTAAGCTTTCTTACTTGTTTTTTTTGGTAGGAATTTGTAAATAATTGCCATAATAAACATACCTCTAGCGAGGATAACTAAACCTAATATTTGACCTGCATAAGGAAGTCAATGTTAATTTTACAATGTGGTAAAACTTTATCATAAATCTCATTTTGAACATATTCTATGTTATTTTTATCATCTTTATCCCATAGTTCGTAGAATAATGTAGCATATACCATAGGATCTATGCCTAATTTCTGCCAATATAGTCGTTCACCAATATGGTGCAGTTGAGAATGATGAGCATAACAAAGTGGTATTGTCCAGCAATCGCTAACTTTTTGTGATATTCCACGTTTCTCAGCAATAGTAATATGATGAGCTTGGCATTCGTGGTACATACAAAGTAAGCATTGTTGACTAGCTACCCATTGTAGATACTTTTTTGATTTCCATCTTTTTTGCACCTTGTCCTTTTATAGTATTTCTAACTTTTATGTAACCAAAATATATAGCTAAATTTCTTAAAGCTTCATGTAGTAAATTTGATGCTTTTCTTTCAGAGATATACAGCAAATTACTTATTTCTTTAATACCATAATTTTGGTAACAAAAGTACTTTAGAACAATTATAAAGTGTTCTCCAAGATCTTTAGATATTTCATTTAATAAACTAAAAGCTCCAATTTTAGAATCCATTACTGTATTAGATCCAAAATCTAGTCTAGGCATATAGTTGGAAGCTCTACCTCCAAGTTGTGATACTTCACATAATCGCCTATACCTAGATCCTGCAATAAATTCAGTTTCACTTATCAGTTGTCTGTGGAACATATAGTCTAATCTAGACTCTCTTACGTTCTTCATTACAGTCTTTTTATCAAAGACCTTAGGTACTAATTCTAGTTTATCCATACTTACTTATATACGATTGAATAGATTTATCAACGAGTGATTTGAACAAGGTATCTTTATTGTATTTACCTAGTAATCTATCTACTCGATTACTAGACTTACAATTATGATAGAAAAGGATTTTACTTTTGCACCCATACTTTTTAGTAGGCTGCAATAAGTAAGACATAATAATTGAAAGGTTATATACAAAGTAATCTTTCTCGTTTTTAATTGTTTGTTTACCCTTCAATATTTTGATAGAAGTGTCATACTTACTATTTAAAAATGAATGAATATTAATCAACATAAAGGATTTGAAATGCTAAAAAAAGAATATCGACATAGTGCGAGTAGTGCTAATGCTTTCATAGATTCTCCTGCTTACTGGGTTATTACTAAATTATACAATTTTGAAGGCCCTGTAAATAGTAGAATGGTTATGGGTACAGCAGCAGAACATGGAGCTAACGAAGCCTTATCTAATATTAATCTAAAGCCTGAAGAAGTAATGCAAAAGGCAGAAGATAAGTATTTGAAAGAAGGTGGAGATCCACATAATAGTGACATGGAAAAAGCAAGAAATATATCCATGAGATTTGTTACTAATTTATCAGAGTTTGGTGATTTGGTATCATATCAAAATGAAAAGATGACAGATGGTAAAAAATACGGATTAAAATATCCTATTAAAACTGTTACTGACTTTGAGTTTGAAGAAGTAATTGTAGATACAAAAGCTACAGCATATCTTAAAAGACTCAAGAAAGGTAACCTAGATCCCAACTGGTATCCTAAATCATCAGATGTAAGACAGCAGATGTTATATGCAGAAGTATACAAAAAACCTACAATGTTATTGTATTCTTCAGAAATAGATACAGAAGCAGTTGATATGGTTGATAGACCAAAACATCATTTAGATGATATTATCAATGCAATGAAAACTATTGAACACATATCTAGCATAGCTAAAACTAAAGAAGATATAATCAGAATGTATCCGTTGAACATGGATAACTTTAGATGGGGTAAAGAAAGTGATTCACCACATAAAGAGTTCGCAAGGAAATTGTGGACTAAAGCATATGATTATAATATAAAATAGTATGCAACGATTTGGTGCAATAATAAAACACATTAACAACAAGAACAGGAGGAAACCTATGACTCAAACAGAGACATATAAAGCAACAGTCAAGGGTGTCAAAGACATTCATGATGATGAAAATCCAGTTAAATACTGGCTATCCGTAGAAATGGAAAATGGTATGGATAGAAGATTGTATGTAGATCAAAATTGTAGACACATACAAAAAGGTCAGCAAGTAACTGTAACTGGTTATCCAATAAAGAAACCAGGAAGTAACAATCAAACTTGCGTAAAAATAGAAACAGAAGAAGGATCAGAAGGAGTAGAACCAATGCAACAAGCAACAGTTAATACACCTGTTAGAACTAATGGTGCAACATCAGTAAGAAATACTCAAGATGTATGGAAAGAAAAATACAGACTTACTATGAGTAATTTACTTTCAGCAGCAATAGGATCAGGCAAAGAAGTAGACTTCGGTCAGATTGATAAGTATGTAAGAATGATACTAGAAGCTGAGTATGAAGGAGATAAGGCTCCGTTTTAATGAACGTAGTTGTTATTATAATGCATTTAGTTAATGGATCTGTAGTTGAAGCATCGGTTTCAGCTACTGTTCCAAAGCTATTATGCACAGAAGCAGTTAAAGAAATTGCTGTATTATCTACAGAAGATAGTACAATGACATACAAGGGTAATAGAGTATTTTTATATTACTGCAAAGACAAAAAAGGAAACAGAGTAAGATGATAGCACAAGAACGATTAGAACAAGCATTAAAGTTTTTATCTGAAACAGATGAACAACATGCAAAGCTTACAGCTGGTGTAGATTATCTAAAAGACTTATCTAAAAATATGAAAGGTAAGTTTATAGTTAATTGTGAAACAGAAAAATCTGTAGCTATGAAAGAACATGCTTGGTATGCATCAGATCATTATAAAAAACATATAGATGAGAAACGTGCATTAGTAGAAGAAGCTACTAAGTTAGAAAACAATAGATCTAAAGAAAACTTAATCATAGATGTATGGAGAACTTTAGAAGCATCTAGACGTAATGCAAAGGTGTGATGAAATACTTATTCAAGATATTTGCTTGGCAGCCATTATCAACAGAAGTGGTTGTTCAAGCAGATACTGAACAAGAAGCAATAGAGAAAGTAAAAAATTTAAAGTCTGAAGATTTAGAGTGGAGAGATCATCCTTTAAAAAAAGAGAGAGTTACTTATGAAATCTTTATTAAATCTGACAAAGACTCAACAGAATAACTCTGATAAATCTCCTGAAGAAAGAATGTGTATTAGTATAATTACACAAGCATTTCAAGATGCACTATATCAAGGCCCATATAGAGAACTCATTAATTATAAACGAGATGCTATAGATTGGTTTAAGAATCAAAGCTATGACTTTAAACTTATATGTACTTTATCTAATTTTGAATGGGAATATATATATGATGCTTTTATTAAGACACAAAAAAAAGGTTTAACTTCATATACAGAGTATCAATATATGATACTTTATAATAAAGAAAAACCTATTAAGAAAGATAAATTTGTGCTAAAAGTTAAGCATGAGTACTTCTAAAATGAAAAAAGCTGATAGTATATTAAGCACAGTATTAGTAGAACATATTAAACGTCACGAAGCTGGAGCTAAAAAATATGGTGGCTCTATGGATGATAACAATAAATCAGTAGTTGCCTGGATAAAAGATGCTAAAGAAGAAGCTATGGATTTTGTCGTTTATTTAACCAAATTAGAGAAGCTCCTGACTGGTGATAACAATTCTGACAAGCTAATGTACGATTCGGAAAAGATACATAAATAATATTAGACGTTATTTCTTTATTACATGTCTTGCAATTACCCACTCTAGTAGCGATATATTTCTTTTTTTTAAGCATAGATCTATCATATTATTTTGTTAGTCTATCCATATGAGCATATATCCTACCTATTACTTTATCAATATTCATAAGCTCATTTTGCAACATATAGACTAAGGTTTGTAATTCTACTAAAGTTATTAATACCCAAGTTGATAGACCAAATAGTATAGTTCCTGCAAAAGGTACTATCCATTTACTTAGGTTCTTCATTTAATTAGCTAAAGGATTTTTTCCTAAAGTTTTTAGTTCTTTAATTTGTAAATTTAATAGTTGTATTTCTTTTTGTAATACAGCTACGTCTTTACTATTTATTTCAATGCCTGATACATCAGGAGCTTTAGCTTCTGACAAAGCATCTAGTGTATTTTGCATTTCACCAAACTTTGCAAAACCACCACCAATGGCAATAACAGCAGCAATAAGTGCAGCTATACCAGCTAATTGATCTTTTAATTTACCCATTTTTTAACTCCTCTATTTCAAGTTTTAGTCTTTGTTTTTGTATATTAATATCATTTAATATACGTTCAGTCTTAACTATAGGGTCGTTGTCTATATAACTAGCAAGACTAAAGTTATTATAGATTTTTCTATTATCCATAATAAAATTCTGATTTAAATATATATCTTTGCTTTTGTAAAATTCTCTATTGTTATAGAGTGCTAAAGACAGATCACTTTTCATAGCATTAGCTATAATAATACTTTTAACTTGTAAATTTTTAACTGTATCTTTAACAACAGCATCAACCTTAGTCATAGCTTTATCTACTTTAGATTGAACAGTAACTTCTTTTTTCTTAGTTTCTGTTTTAGTTTCTTCTTTAGGGGCAGAAGCTACTTTTTTTTTAGAAGTATTTGTTTTTTCTTTTTTAATTTTTTGTATAATTTGTTTAGCAATAGCTTTAGTCTTATTCATTTCTTGAACTACCTCTTGTACTTTAGCCACTTCTTTAACTGTGGCTTCTTTAGCAGTATAAACAGTAACTAACATTGTTTCTTCGTTTAACTCTACACTAACTACTGCACCATTAGTTTCTAAATTAAGTTTTTCACCAATGCTTTCTTCAAGTCCTGATACAACATTCCATATTTCAGACTCATTAAGATTTGTAGTGCCTAAAGATTCATTAATACTTTTAATTTCTGCTGTGCTTAATGGTTCGTAATCGTCTGTTGGAAAGTCTAAAGCCATTTCAGCACCTAATAAATTTGGTCCTCTTAAAGCTGATGATGTACTTTCTGATCCATCTATTCCTGTCCAAGACCATTCATATTTATTAGCATGAACTCCGTTATAGTGTAAACTATCGTCAAATGATCGTGCATTAAGATTGTAACCAGCATCTGTTGTTCTTATTTGAGTAGATGAAGCTAATACATTTTCGTCTGCATCTAAAACTTTCATAATAACAGTATAAGAATCAACAGCACCTACAGAATTACCACATTGGTAATCTGATCCACTCCATTCACAGTTTTGTACTGATATAGAACTGCTTAAATTTATTCCACCATTAAGTTTTATTTGTGTAGAAGTATGGGTAACACCATCTGGTGTACTATCTCCTTCTATGCCAACTAAACTTCCAGAAGCTGTAACTGTCATGTCGTGTGATGCTTCTAACTCTCCATTAAAAGCATTACCACAAGCATTTGATACTTGGGTTTCGCAAGTAATAGTAAATCCATTGTGTGTTGAGTTATTAGTTAATGCACCAGTTGAGTTAAATTGCACTCCATCTAAAGTTGAATTAGTTAAACTTGATGTAGTTGTTCCAGCATTAGGCAATATGTTTGTAGTAAATGCTGTATCATTTTCTTCGGCTTTAAGTCCTACTGTATTTGCAAAGCAAGATAACAATGACCAAAGACAAATTAATCCTATTGTTAATCCAATGTATCTCATTTTTTAGATATGTCTTTAATTATAATTTTATTTTTAGCTTTTTCTAACTTAACATATTGAACATACGTGGGCATTTTATAATCATATTTTTCTACGATTAGCTTATATGCTTCTTCACCTATTTTACCTTCTACAGGACAATAAGTTTTCGCATGAAACATAGCTTCCCATACACGTTGATCACTACATAATAAAGATATAGCTGCTACTTTCATACCCATAACATTTAATGTTTTAGATAAATTAATAACTTCACAAGTTTTATCTATATAAGACTTACCACCTGATACTCCTATAGAGAATGTTTGTATTCCACCTGATAGTGCTAATGCACAAGATGCAGTACTATTCATTCCAGGAGCAGAAGATGTAGGGGGTGCAGATTTTATATTAGAATTGCTTGTTGAATTAGTTGTACTACTAGAAGTAGAACCTGATTCATAGGTTGTTGCACCTCCTGTATATCCACCTTCTATTGCAGTATTAGATCCACTAACATTTGATTGTGTAGATCCTGCATAGAGGGGTGTTGCAAACAACATTAAAAATATAACTAAATATTTCATTTACTTTCCTTTAAATATTTGAGTACCTTTAATACCAAAAATAGAAGCTACTACTAAAATCCATAAGTTAGTAAACCATTTTGGAAGATTGCTAAAATGTTCGAAGAACACATTTACTTTTTCCATCATACCAGGATCATCTGATACGACTGCATAAGCTAATATTAATATTGGTAAACTTAATAAGACAAGTACAAACTCATCTTTATAATCATTCTGTCTAGCTTCAAGTAATTTACCTGAGTATTCTAACTCACCATTAGCCATCTTCTCAGCATGTTTAGCTTGAGCATTGGCCATCATCATTTGAGTTTCTTTTTTCTTTTTGTATATATGACTTCCAGCAGAGACTGCTAGTTTAATAGCACTAAACCACATAGTTTCCTTTATTTTATTTTGGTTGATATAGGGTGTACGTTAAAGTTAATTCATCATTAGGAAATATATCTCTTGTTGTTTTAAGATAGTATTTATTATTAACTTTAATTCTTTCGCAATTAGATTTATCAGAATGATTAATGAATCCTCCTAATGGAGTTCTATGTAATTCATTATCTATTTCAATGTGTGATATACCTAACTCAATACCTTTTTTAATTTCGTGTGTAGCAAATACACCAAGTCCTTCAATCCAGCTTGGTCTAATAGTAACAAATGGAGGCAATGGCTTGTATGACATTTAACAGTTCCATGCTCTTAATGATTTGTTTATTCTACTATTAGGATCTCTTGCTGTTTTAGCAGAAGTAAGTTTACGTTTCATTCCTTTCATTCTTGCACAGAAAGAAGCTCTACGTTTATTACCTACTTTTTTACTAGGTGCTTTTAGATTACCACCAGTACTTTTTTTATAACTAGCACGTCCTTTAGCATTCAAACCACCTTTAGGGTTCTTGCCTTCTTTACGTTGCCAGGCAGCCGTCTTAGGCATTATCTTTTCTTAGCAGTTCTAGCTGCTCGTTTAAATTGTTTAGAAGTTGGTCTACCTTTTTGACCAGCTTTTTTCATCTTCTCATTACTACCTGTTTTTATTCTTTTACGTTTAGCATGTATGTTTGCGTATAAACCTTTTTTCTTACTCATGTTGTTGGATGTCCTTCCCATGCTTTTAACATTCCTTCTGAAATTACTTCATCATCATATGGTTGATCACCATTCTCCATACGGATAATAGCTTTAACCAAAGGTAAGTAATCTTCTATACTGTTTGACAGTTCTTCATCTTTATCTTTAGATGTAGCTGCACAAACATATTTAATATAATTGTCTGTATCGTTTTCGATGGGAGGCGCCCAGCGATGTATAATTTTCTCTATAGTTTTAATATCGTAGTTAAATCTATAAGTTAACAGTATACGCACTAATGCACGTAAACCCCATACAGGTTCTTTAAACTGACAGAATACATCGTCATTTTGTTCGTCTGACAATCCATCCCACGCAGTTCCTAATTTTATATTACCTGGATTATGATTTCTTATTCCTCTAGGTAATGATTTTTCCGATCCATCTTCCATGTTTATTTAATACCATTGGTATGAGTTTTGGTAAACCATTTATAATCATACCGAGTCCTATAATTGGTCTAGCTCTTTGCGTTTTATTATATCTAAAAGCTAATGAGTCTTTGTCAATAAGACAACCTACTTGTAATCCGTAGTATAGTCCTAATGAATTTCCGTAATATTTAATACTGTAGCTACTATGATAGTGTCCTTGTACGCAAGACATTCCCATAGATTGAGCTAACTTTAAAACTTCTGCTACTTTACCATGACAAAAATAAACTGGGCCATTAGGTGTTTTAATAGTAAGGTCATCGTGCCATTTCCAGTTATGGCTAACTTGTAAAAAATCGTTATAATGTTTTAGGTATGCTTTAGGTATACCATGTTTTAAAGCTCTACGATAAACAAGACTTCCATGATTAGAATCTAATAGATCCATCTTTGGAAACAAAGCTTCCAATTCTTTAATGATAGGCAATGACTGTTTAAGTTCATCTCCTGCACTAGGTAGATCAGGATCACTATCATGCATGGACATTGCATGTTTATCTACTTCATCTCCTATATGTACTATTCTATCAGGTTTAAAAATCTTTTTAATATTTTTTAAGAAAGGTATAAGATCCTTATGATGATAAGGAATGTGAGTATCTGATATTATTAATATTGATTTATTCATAACAAATCACTACTACAACTTATACTATATGTATACCCATATGTAAAACTATGAAGTGTATCCTTCAACACAAGCAAATTTAATATGAATCATATTGCGATTTACTTCTCTTGAGTTTAAATCATCTATTTTTTCATAAGCTTCTTTATGACCAGCTTGAACACATTGTGCAAATGTTTCATATCTTGTAGGCATTACATGAGGTTCAGCACATTCTTGTTGTACTATAGAACATATAACCATAGTTAGTTCGTATAATCCCATTACAAAACCTTATTTAATAATACAAATAACTCGCCTAAAATAACTAAGCCTACAGCAGAAAGGATATAGAGTATACGATCTATATCTTTTTTGATGTGTGCCAGGTGATTGTTTTCGATAGTATCTATCTTTGCAGCTAATACTCGAATATCACCTTTGACATCTGCTATCTCTAGCTTCTGTCTATCTTCTTTATATTGTTCCATTTAAAACAATGTCTTGTATGGATCTCTCACAAGCCCTCCTAGTTTATATTTAGTATATCTTGGTCCTTTATATCTAGGATGACCTGACTGTCCTAATACGAAATCTAATGCTACATCAGCAGCTACGTCTGCTGGTACACCACCTTGTTCTAATTGTTCTTTAGTAGATCTTACTGCACTTTGTAACCAAATAGGTAAGAATCTTGATCCTGCGTGTCCACCTATTTTCATAGCTTTTTCAATAGCATTATCATCATTCTTAGTAATACTTGGTGAATAGCCAGTAGTCAAATATTGTTTATTAGTAATAACTTCTGTTACAGTTCTAGGTAAAGAACCAATCTTTTTAAGAGCTGTTTTTTGTGGATCTGTAATCCAATGAAATGGCTCCATTAATTGTTTAGAGAATGTAAGTACATCTCCATTACCTAAATCTATTCTAGTAGGATCTTTGTTTTCTAATACTGATTTACCTGAAAATGCATAATTCATAGCATTTCCTACTACTGCAAATATAAGTGCAGCTTTAGCAAAGTAATAACTATACATACGTCTTGCATCTGAATTAGCTTCAAATGCAGGTAATCCTTTACCTATAATTCTTAAGTTAGATATAGTCCAATCAGGTGCAAACATAAGTAGTTGCATATAACCTCTAGATCCTGGTTGGAATGTAGTCTGTGCTAAACTTTTAAATATTGGTGTTTGTATTCTTCTAGTCATAGCAAACCAATCTTGACCACCAAATGCGTCATTAGTAAATTGTGCTGCTAGTCTAGCTTTACTATATATATGTGCTTGTGTTTTATCAGTAGGATCTATTATTTTATTTAATTGTGTTAAAAATGTGTAGAGTTTAGCATGTGTAAATATTCTATCCCATGTAATTCTATCAAAGAATTTAAATACTTTTTCTATATTTTCACCTTGTTTAATACCAAGCTGATGTTTTAATAGTCTGTCAAACTTACGCATTTGTCCATAGAATCTATCAAATCCAACATCTTCAGGTGTTGAAATAACTAATCTTGAAGCTTGTGCAAATCTAACTACATCATTAAAACCAAAATCTTTAATAGCTTGATTAGCATGAGGAAATTCTTTTAAATAAATTCCAGGATTTTCAATCATTTTCATGATTTCTGTTTTTTCTTTTCTAAATGCTTGTTTAGTAAATTTAACAATTACTTTAGCAGGTACAGTAGAAAATATCATACTTTCAATTAAAGCTCCTGCGTGAAAAAATGATCCTCCCACAGCTAATCTTTTCATCATAAGATTTGTTGTAAAGATAGCAGACATTAATTCACCTTCTGTTGTTGCGTCAAAAACCATACGTAATGATTTTTCTGTACCACGTGCTACATAAGTAGCATCTCTTTGACCTAAGAAAGGGTGATTAAATTTTGTGTAATGTGTTCCTAAATATTTACTATACGTTCCTACTTGTCTAGGATTGTTAATCATTAAAGGAAGTTTAGCTGTAAATCCTTGACCAACAGGTATAACAAGAGGACTGTATTTAGCATTAGTTAAATACTTAATCATTTGTCTTGTCATTAAAGCTTTAGTAACTGAGCTAGTATATATTCTTAATAATTCAGCTGGATCGTCCATGCCTTTCTTAAGATTATAACCTGCTTTATAACCTTCATTAATATCAGAAAATCTTCTTTGTTTACCAAATTTTGTTACTGTAGTATTTCCATAAACTTTTTCATTAAATTTTTGTGCAAAGATTAAAGGTTCTTTTTCAAATGTATCCCATAATAAAGGCAAATAATTACTTCTGTATGATTTAATAAGTGTTGGATCTAGTTTATCTAGTTCAGCATATAAACCATCTAATGTTTTTTTAATATAGAAAGCACCTTGTGCTTCTGTTTTAGTTAAATCTTTTAATGTAAGTTGTTTACCATTAAGATCAAAGTCTAGATTTTTATTAACTTTAGTTCCTTGTATGTAATGAAATACTTTAGATTTAGAAGTTTCATCAGGTAAAAATTCTTTAATTCTATTAACTAAAGGTATAGATGAACTTTCTAATTTATTATGATAAACATGCATTGCATCTAATGCATTTTCCATTGTATTAATACTTTTAGTTTCAAGTTGAGAAGGCATAGTTCTCATTAATTTATAAAGACCTTTACCTGCTAAATATATACCTACACCTGCACCAAAACCTATAGCTGATTCTTGTAGTTTATCTTTAGGCTCTGTTAAAAATTGTGCAGTTGCTCCTATAGCTCCAAAACTCGCTGCTTTAAATGCAGTTGCTTTTGCCATATCTAAAGCATTTTCTATTGGTCTTTTTAAAGCAATATCTATTTGACTAGATAATCTTGCAAATTCTTCATCTGATACATTACTTAATGTTTTTTTTAATTCTTTAATAAGAGCATTAGTTGCTACTCTACCATTTCCATCAGAAGTAAGTTCTAATAGTTTGTCAGCTCTCATATTTTTTGTAGCTCTAATAAAAGCTTGTCTAACTTGTGGTTCAGCAATACCTAGATCTCTAGCAGCTAATGCTGGTATAGCTCCAAATACAGTACTCATTACGAGTCCAGCTGTTGCACCTATAGTAGTCTCTGTAGTAGTTCTACTTAAAGAGATCTCTCCTTTTTCACCTAATTGTAATCCAGTAGAAAAAGCTAATGGTGTAAATAAAGCAGCAGCTGCTCCATATTTAATATCTTTACGATATTTCTGTTTAAACTTGTCATCTACATATCTAAATCTTTTAGAGTATTTAGCACGTGTAGCATTGACTACCCCCCTGCCTAGTCTTGTAAAAAATAAACTTGGTACAGCTAATAAATAAGGGTCTGCTACTACCATGTTAACTAGCTCAGCACCCATAATACCAGGATGTTTTTTTGCTAGTTTAACTACTTCTCCAAAATCAAATTTCTGTTCACCTTCTTCTAAAAGGTAACCAAATTTATTATATATTCTTTCAGCTTCTTTATACTGTCCAGTATTTCTTAATTCAGGGAATCTTTGTAAAAATCGTTTAGCATCTAATGCTTGTTTCTTTTTAGTATTACCAGTTATCCATTGATACAATGATGCAGGTAATGATTCTTCGAATAGAAGCTCCATTGGGTTTCTAAGTGTTTGAAAAAAACCTGGAGGCTTTTGTATTTCGTTTTGCAAAGGATCTTTCAAGGGATCTTGAACATCCTTTATAGGATCCTTTAGATTAGGGTCGTTAAATCTAAAGTCATTTGCCATTTAGAATCCCATATCTTCTTTAAGTTTCTTTAAAAATTGTACTTCTCTTGTTTCTAATGAATAAGGTGTTTTACTAACAGCTTTACTAGATTTCTTAAATATACTAGCTTTAGCTCTACCAGTATATCTTTCTGTAATTTTAGTAAATGCTGCTTTAGATTTAGTGTTAGCTTGATTATAAGATTTAATAGCACCTTTAGTTTTAGCTTTAAAAATACTAGCTTTAGGTACTTTAGTTCCTTTTGCTTTTAAACCTTTAATACCACCAGCAGTTTTAATTCTGCTAGTCTTTAATTCTTTATTAAGAGTTTTAAAAAACATTTTGTTTTCTACTTTTAATGCATAGTCTTTAACTGCAACATCTCTAATAGATTTAGTTTGTATACCTTGTTTAGTTATATAATCAGTACCTTCACCAAACTTTCTTCTTGCAGCTTTATCTGCTAAAGATTGTTTATCCATACTAGAAAATCTAGTTGGCGATGGTTGTGCAGGTAATTTTATTGCTTTTGGCTTTGGGCCAACTATTCTAAATTTAGACCATTTCATATTATCTCCTAGAAGTAATCAGGGAATCTGTTTTTAAGAATCTTAACAGCTCTAGCCCTTGATACATTTTTTAATTGTGGGTTAGACTCTAAAAGCATATTGACTACTTTAGTGTCATCGTTATCTATAATGTTTCCATCTATTTTTGGTACAAACATTTCAGCACCTTCTTCACCAACTACATATTCTTTGCCTTGTGTAACTGGGCCACCTTTAGCTCGTTTAAAAGTATCATCAGGTTTAGTTTCTAATGTTGCTTTAGTTATACCTCTTATACCACCTTTTTTCTTAATCTTACCTTCTTTAACTAATCTTTTAATAATTCTCTTTTTAAATTCCATATTAAATACTAAAGGTTTACTACTTTTGTTATTGTCTTGTAATTTTTGCATTTCTTTTTCAAGTTCAATAGTAATCATTTCAGCAGCTTCTTCATATTGAGCTTGTTTGTTTTCATTTTTAACAAATTTACCATAAGCTCTTTCAAAGAAGTTAGGTTCTTCAATATCCATAGTTTTAAGAAGTTGTTTAGTATTTTCTATTTCTCCAGCTGTTGCTTCAATAGGAGCTTGTTTTCTATCTCTTATTCTATCAGCATATTGACCTGATATAGCACCAGCTTTTAAAGCATTATCAAATAATGATTGAGACATAGGTTGTCCAGTAGCAGAAGATTTCATCAAACCTAATCCTAATGTAAATGCAGGGTTAGCCATTAATCCTTCAAAGCCACCTTTGTCTTTCCACTGTGATCTAATACCAGCTAAGTCTAAACCAAAAAATCTTTTAGTTTGTTCATTGCTTAATCCTAAACCTGTAACACTATCAGGTGCATTCATTCCAGGCATTTGTTTTTTCTTTTGAAAATTATTAAATGGATCTACATTAGGATTAACTAAAGGAGATTCTTTTCTTTCATAACTAGGATTAGGAACTACACCTTGTTCGTTAACTTGAGGTGGCATAAGATCAGAATCCATAGGATTATCATCAGGAATAATACCTGTAGCTCTACGTCTAAGTCTTTCTATAAATGATTCCATTATAATACTCTCCTATCTAGTTTATTTAGTTTTAAAAAATCGTAATATGGACTATCACTAACTGCTAATAATCCTTGTTGTGTTCTTGATGAGTATAATGTGTTTTTAACATTATTATACAAATCTTGAAAGTTTGCTTTTGATCCTATGTAACTATTAATCCATCCTGATGGATCAGGTAATCCTGTACCAGCAGTTTGTGGTGTTCTTTGTGAATCAATAATAGCTGCATAATCATCAGAAATAGTTGTTGGAGGTGGATTGTTATTATCTCCTCCTGTTAAATTTATATCTTTAGCATCTTCTGTTCTAAATCCTGCATCAAATGCTTGTTGGTCAATAGCTTGTTGAGTTTCTAAATCTTCAGAAGAATAATCATCTGTAAGTCCTCTAGACTCTGCCCAATCTCCAACAGTTGATTTATAATCACCTTCTCCTATACCATCTTCACCTGTAGCAAGAGTTGGTTCAGTTTTTCTTTCAGCATCTCTTTTAGCTGTATATCCTGAAAACAATGCATTTATACTAGCAGTTAAAGGAGTATTATAAAATGCATTAGCTGTTAATGCTGTACCTAAAGTTTTACTACCAAACATTGTTTTGTTTCTTAATTCATCTCTTGCATAATCTAAAACACTTGGTTGATTTATAGGATCTACATTAAATTCTTTACCAGTAGTATATTGTGAATCTATATCATCATTATCTGAAGTAGGTGTATTGTTTATTTGATTTTGTACAGACATTGCGTAATTATAATCATAATCACCGCCACTACTATTATCATCATTGCTACTGCTACTACTTCCTCCTTGACCATCTTCACCTGAACCATAATCATCTGATCCATAAAAACTTGGAATACCACTATTATTTATATCTATACCAGCACCACCTTTACTTGATAAAAGACCAGCTTCTTTAGCATTTATATATGCAAGAAATTCACCTTTAGGTGCTTCATCATTTAATAGACCAGCAGCTTTTTTTAATTTATTCATAAACTATTAAAGTAGACCACCTAATAAACCAAAGCCTCCACCTATCGCAGCTCCCATACCAGCTCTACCAAATTGATCACCAATAGCTAAGCCAGTTAAAGCACCACCTGCTGCCATTCCAAAAGGATTTTTGTTAAAAGATTGTGTTCCTTGTTGAGTTGGGAATCCTGCTGCTACAGGATTAATTACATTAGAGTATCTTTGTAAATTTTGATATGGAGCTAAGTTCTGTTCTTGTTGTAAACTTCTTAATTCCTCTCCAACAGCTGTTAAGCTTGGTACAGCTCTTGCAGTTTGTAACTGTCTATTACGTTCATTTTCATACGTTTGAAAAGCTAAAGGTAATGCCTGTTTCCCTAGTTGGCTCGTCACTTGTTGTTGAGACATAGGACTGCCTGGAGTTCTACCTGCACCTGAAAATTGTTCAGCAACATTCGTGTACGCACTCGATGCTGCATCAGCAATTAAAGGAGATAAAAAAGGATTAGAATATTGCCCTGAAATTGTATCTGCAATTTGCGTATTTGCCAGTCCTGCTATATTTTCTTGTGCAGCTAAACCTGAAAGCTGTTGTGTTGTTGGATCCACATATTGTGGCCCTTGCCCATAAATAGCACTAGCATCAGTTATAATTTGATTTAATGCTGGTTGTGCTGGTGCGTAAGGTTCGTTAGCTTGTATAGTAGTGCCTCCACCACCTGATGATCCTCCTCCTCCAAATGACATATTATTTTTTCTCCTTATTTTGTTTTTCTAATAAAACATGAGTACGATTATACCCATATCGACTTAATACTTTTTGCCAACCTGGTCTAGCAATGAGTTCCATTGAATCACATTTGTTATCCCAAGCAAACTTTTCTATATTTTTAATTAAGTGTTGCCACTTATCTCTATGATGTCCTGTCATAATTCTTATGTTAAGACATTTCTTTAATGGTCTCTGTAATATCTCGGTAACTACAACACCATAATATTGTGTATTCTTTTCTTCATTATCCCATAGCATCCAAAGTTGCATCTTCTTTTCTTTGACCCATTCTTTAATACTAGAAGATAAAGCATAACCATTAGATCTAGCTAACGCATCTGCGATGTCTTTTTCAACGTGTTTCCACGCATCGTCAGTCATATCATGTGGTATATAAACCAATTCAATCATGCACTTTTTTCGTCAAATATTTCTAAGTAACTAATTATTCCTTCAATCTTATCAGCTACCCCTACCTGTATTTTTAATATATCTTCAGCTTCCATAACAATAGGAGACAAAGCACCATTTTCTGTAGTTCCAGCAGCCATAGTTGAATGATAAATTTCATAAGTAGCACTAGCAGAAGTATCTGTTATAGATATTTCAACAAGATTATTTGAACTATGTTCGTTTGTTATTTGTATACTTTTAACAATAGCTGTTCTTCCAGCAGGTACTGTATATACAGTAGTTAAATCTGTACTTGCTAAAGCAAATCCTTTATTTTTATATATATTAGCCATTATCTTGCTGTTGTTGGTACACCATTGGTTGAAACTAAAGGTTCATCTGCAAAAGCCATAAAAACATATTCTGTACCACTACCGCCAAAGTTTGGATTGTTACCTCTGATTTTAAAACCATTACTAAGTAAGTCTATTGCTCTTGCACTAGTATTGTTTTCTGCACCAGCACCATTAGGTTCAAATATTACTTGTGTTGGGTTACCATTAGAATTAACTGCTGTATTTCTTGTTGAATCCCATAGCATCCAGTTTTCACCTATAGTTGCTTTGTGCAATATATATTTTGGTTTAAAACCACAATAAACAAAAGCATTATCACTAGCTTCTCCATTCCCAAGATAAGAACCTATTTTTGAAAAACCTTTAACCTCTGCGAAGCAGTAAGCTACAAAAGTATCGCTAGACCCATTAGTTTCTGCAAAAGCTCCAACAGAAAAAACAGAAGAAGTAGGAGTTGTTGCATTCCAAGGAGCAGAGCTAGTATCTTCTGCTTCTGCTGTATTTAATCTTAAATTTTTTCCATTACCTATGGATTTATGATACATAAGCCAATCACCTGTTGAGTTTGTTCTTTTCACCAAAACTACAGAAGGAATAGCTCCTAAACCATGTCCAACTGTTGCGGCACTTCCTGTGCCTGTGTAATTTACTATTGAAAATCCTGATGTTGTATTAGCAGATGTCTTTATTGTGTTTATAGAACCATCTGTATTTGAAGAACCCGAACCATTAGCTTTCCAATTCCAAGATACTATTCCATTTCCATCACCATTTTCTGCTGCTTCAGTTCCTACTGTAAATCCATCACTATCAAAAGACTTTAATTCTTCTGTAACTGTATATTGTATTGCATTTAAATTAGCATAAATAACTTTATTAGCACCTCTTACAGCATCAAATAAAGTATGATGAGTTCCAGCAGCTCGATTTTTAAACCAAACCCAATCGGGTTGAAATCCTATCCCTGATACAGCATTTTCTTCAGCTGTACCTGTATAAAGTACAATATTAAAATAATCTTTTGGTTTAAATGAAATATAAGCCATTATCCATACTCCGCTAAATTTTTAGTGTTAAGTGAAAAGTAACCACTTGGTACAGCATGCTCAAAATTTCCGAACCCATCACCATCTGCGTTGCCTGATGAAATTGCATAAAATGGAGAGCCAAAATTACAAGAAAATTCGTGTGCTTGAGTACTACTACCATCATAGACATGAGCCGCTACTGTTCCTGTTAAATTAGTAAAAGCCGCATTTGTTTTACTTGCACCACTTGTTGGGTCGCCACTTGCTTGAAAAGTTCCATTTTTAGAAAAATAAATTGCTAGATTATCCATGTCTAAAGCGATACCAATTATATCGTTTGCGGCATAAGTATCTCCATAAGAAGAAGATGTACCAGCATTTCTTTTATCTCCATCTGGAGCATAAATCCAACCAAAAGCACCATTTGCCGCACCATCATCTCTAGTATAACCATCTAAATCAGCAACTCCTACTCCTGACGCAGTATTGCTAGTAGTAGCATCTATTTTAACTTCCCAATACCACTTGCCTGCTGTTACTGCAAATGTAGATTGAGCGGCAAGATAATAGTTTGAACCATCTGTAATTTTTAAATTTCCTTGAGAAAAAGTATTGTCTGTGTTTGCTAAACGAGAAGCATCTAAAGGATTTAAAGTACAAAAATTATTTGTGCAAGTATCAGTAGATTGATCTGTTGCGGCTAAATTATATTCTGTAAAATCTGTTCCGCCATTAGCATCATTACCTAAATTAGCACTATCTTCAAAATCTAAATAAAATCCGTTTGTTCCAAAAGTTAATCCTGAAACATCTATTGGTTTCCATATTCCACTATCTTCATCAAATTCTCCAAATGATGTTGGTGCTAATGCTAGTCCATCTATCAAAACTACTTCTGCTAAATATCCACTAAAATATTGTTGTGTACCATCTACTGAACCAACATAACCTGTGTCGCCATTATTAATGGTAGTATTAGTATTTACTGATGGATATTCTGATCTTGATAAAGATGTTTCTTGTACACCATTAATATAAATTTTAATTCTATCTGCTTCTGTTCCTTGTGTTGTATCTACTGCCACAACCACGTGGTAAAAAGCTCCAACATCTCTAAACAATCTATTTGTAATAATGTAAGCTGTATTAGAACCACTTGCTCTAAAATTTACAGCCATCTGATTTGCATCATTTATAAAGATATAATCATAATTACTACTATTTACAAAACTACCATAAAAAGTTTGGTTAGCGCCTGTTACTGAAGTTTTAAACCAAGTAGATAAAGTAAAAATTTGTCTATTTCCTGATCCTTGTGTTTTGTCCATATAAGGAGAATCTGCAAGATTAAACATACAGGAATTAGCTACATCAAAACCGCCACTTACTGCTGAATTTGCTGGTATAATTATAGACATTAAATCTCCAATATTGGTAGTTCGCCTAATGGTCTTGATTGAACACCATTACCATCTGTAGTGTATGTGTATAAAGTTTCTAATGCTGGAGTATCACTTGCGTTAGTGATTAAAGTTTCCATTTCATTTGATTTAGTTCTAACACTTGCTCTATATGTTGCAATATTAGTTGGTACAGAATAATCTGCAACTTCACTTGCTTTAACTACATACCAATCAGTAGGTGCTAATAATCCACTAGCTTGTTGTTTAATAGTTTGTATTAGATTATATTTTAATCCTCTAGTTTTAATATCATTAACTGATTTGTCATCTGGTAAATTTCCATCATCTTCATCGTCTTGCGACCAAGTAGTATCAGCATGAGCTTTAGGAGTAGCAGTTCCATAAGAAGCAGTAACTGTTCCATCAGCAAAAGCAAAAGATTGATTTGTATTGATATACCACTTTTCATCTTTTTTATTACTGTCATCAAAGACTACTTCGTAAATACCAATAGCTTCTTTTTCTGCTACAGACCATTTCATAAATATGTCTGCTGGATATTGTAAATCTCCTAAAGTAAATCCTTTAGGGTTATTAAAGTGTTTTGTAATTGTTCCTGATTCTACTAATGTATACATAATATTCCTATGATAAAGTTAATGCTAAATTTCTTCCTACTTCTAACCACTTAGCACCATTATATCTAAATGTAAATACATCTCCAAGATTAGCTGTTGCTGTTAATGTGGGTGCTGTATCAGCTGTAAATTCGTATGCTGCGTTCCAAGTAATTGTTCTTGAGCCTGTTCCATCTTGAATAATAAGTAGAGATATAAATTGACCAGCAGCTATACCTGTTCCTGTAGGTAATGCTAAAGTTCTTGAGGCTCCTAAAGTTACTTTTGCGACTGGTGAATTAATAACATTCCATACAATAGTTGCTGCGTCTGTTAGTGTATCTTCCGTATTTAACATAGCACCTGAAACTGTTGTTAGGTTATTAGCATCTGCTGTAAATACTTTTGATGCAGCAGTAGTACCTAATGTTGCAAGATCAGAATAGTTTAATTCTGCAGCAGTTGAATCTACAGCAGCAAGTTTAGTAAAATCTGCTTGTACTAATCCAGATACTCCATCAAGTAAGTTAAGTTCATCAGCAGTAGAACTAACAGCTGCTAATTTAGTAAAGTCAGCTTGAACCAAACCACTAACACCATCTAATAAATTTAGTTCTGTTGCAGTAGAAGTTACAGCTACATCTTCATTTATTTTAGGTGAAGTTAAAGTTTTGTTTGTAAGAGTTTGTGCAGTTGTTTTATCAACAGTTGTTGCTGTATCAATTGCTATTGTTCCAGAAGATGTAATTGCACCTCCAGATAAACCAGTACCAGCAGTTATAGAAGTTACTGTTCCAACATTTTGTGGAGTAATTGTTGTAAAAGTAATTGAGTCAGAACCTAATGATGCTGTGTTATTTGTAGTACATAAGAATATTTTATTATCATTAGCACTTCCTTGATTAACAACTACCATTTGACCTGATAATTCAGCAATAGTATTAAATTGTGTATCTCTTGATGCTGCACCACTTGCTACTGCAGTATATAAACCATTTTCACTAGCTGTACTTTGATCTTTTAATAAGACTCTATCTCCTGCAACAAGTGTAATACCATCAATAGTATCTCCAGCTTCAAGAGCTGATGAAATTGTTACATTGGCAGTTGAAGCACACTCTGCAATAATTCTAGTTCTTAATCCAGCAACTGCATCATCAACATAAGTTGTTGCTGCTTTTGCATCTATTTGTGTTTGAGCATTAGAGGATAAAGTATTAATGTATTGAAATTCTGCACTTGTTACTGTACCATCTGCAATTTTAGTTGCATCTATTGCTGCACTTGAATTAATATCTGCATTAACAATTGAGTCATCTACAATTTTAGATGAGTTTACAGAACTAGCTGCTAAATGAGCAAGGTCTATACTTCCGTCAACATAATGTTCTGAATCTATTTGGTCGTCTGCTATTTTAGCACTTGTAATTTGGTCTGCTGCTATATGGGCTGTATCTATTGAACCATCAACATAATGCTCACTATCAATTTGATCATCAGCTATTTTTGCACTTGTTACAGCATCAGCATTTATTTTAGCTGTAGTTACTGCACTTGTTCCAATTTTATCTGCTGTTACTTGTGCAGATGCTATATGTGCAGTATCTATACTACCATCAGTATAATGTTCTGAGTCTATTGCATCATCTGCAATTTTAGCTGAAGTAATTGCATCAGCATTAATTTTTGCAGTAGTAACTGCACTATCAGCTAAGTTTACAGCTTCAATAACACCAATTGGTATTGAGCTATTTGTTTCAGTTAAAGCTCCAGTAAATACATTTGTAATAGCTTCATCAGATAAAGATCCTGAATCCCAAGATATTGTAACTGTTGTATTTGTAGAAAATGCTACTGCTGTAATTGAACCATAAATAGTTCCTGGTGTACTTGCAATAATTTTAACTCTACGTCCAACATGATAAATAGCTGTTACATTAACTCCTGCTATTGTAAAACTTGTTCCTGATACGTAAGCTGGTGTATATGTACCTGTTCCATCTCCGTATTCAACCCATTGAGAGTCATTATACCATTCTCTTATTTCAGAGGCTAAACCTCTAAATGTATTATTAATATTAGAAGGTAACATACCTTCTGCTACACTTACTCCACCTACTGTAGTGTTGTTAGCTGCTGTTGTACTAAAGTCTTTTATTCCTGCCATATTTTATTCTCCCATAAACCAAGCAAATGCTTTGTTGTTCTCTGTGTTTTTTTCATTAATTAACGTGTTAATTGCTTCTTCAATTTGTCTTTGAAAAAACTCTTGTGTTTCAAAACTATATCTAACATTGTCTATATCTGTTTTATCTGTCATTATCTGTTACCTGATTGAACTGCTGTTATATCAATACCTTGACCATGATTAAACAATGTGCCACTTGGTACTTTAACATTAGCTCTAATGTATCTTCCTGATTGTCTAACAGGATTTAAACCATTAGCATTCATAGTAGAAGAACTAGATTCTGTAGCTGTGTCTGCAAGTTTGTTTCTTGTTTTAATTGTTACACTTGCTTCTGCATCTACAATAGGTCTTACTCCTGTAATAGAAGCTCTACGTCCAGGAAAAGCTTCGAACTCTGATGTTTCTATTTCAGCTATATTTGCAGATCCTGAAAAGATTGCTGCTTTATAGTCTCCATCAATAGCTCCTAAAAACTTTTGTCCACCTGACCAAAAATCTGTATCTAATGCTATGTTAATATTCTCTAGGTTAGTAGATATAATATCCATTAACTCTACAGTATAAGCTCCAACAAATTGGTTAAATATAAAACTAGCATCTGTTTCTGCTATAGACCATTTTTTAGTAGCATAGT